TATACCATTTACAAAAATAGTTGCTTTTCTAGAGCTGTCTATTTTAATTTTTAAATGATATTGTGTATCTGCTGCTACGTCGATTGGTAATCTACTGATGTAATCAGTTCCACCAATACTGTGAACAAAATGCCACTTAGCAAAATCAGTAAAAGCTTCACTGTTTGTTGCATCTGTTTGGTATTTAAAAAATACCTGATTAGCATCGGTTGCAACTAATTGATCATTAGTTAACTTCATACCAGCCCAAACTTTTTGGTTATCAAGTGCAGGTAAAGAAATTGAACATTCCCATTCAACTTGATTCTCAGTACCAAATAAAACTTTAGACCAAGCTGATTGGTTAGTGTCTAAATGTGGTAAAAGAATTGCCTGATCCTGATCTGCACCAGCAGTTGTCATTAAGATTCCTGCTTGAGTTCCTGGAAAAGTTGTTAAAGCAGTCGTCATGTTAGTACCTAATGTTTCAAAGTTTTTGTTCGCTGCTTGTGTTATTGCTAACGCTGATGCATTATCTGCGTCAGGGTCGATGATATTTATCGCATTAAGGCCTGGTCTTTGATAGAAAGGCTCATAAAGATAATATCTTCTAGCATCATGTAATCCAAAACATTGAGTTCTGTCGTGAACTACACCTGTAGCTGCTGTTTTACTAATTAGCTGTACGTTGTTTTCCGAACGTACCGGTCCGCTAAATGTTGTGTTTGCCATAATTATATTCCTCCTAGAATATATAAATGTAGTCCCTAGGGGCATGTCGACTATACGCGTCTACATTTAAATTTTTATTTTTGTATAGTAATAAAATTATATGTTATTTTTTAGTAGAGTGCAAGAGAGCCTGTAAAGAAAGTGCGATTTCAGCGATGTAGCTTTTGTTCTAAGTAGCTACAGAAACTTGCGGAGCCGCGTTTTCAACGCTATTTTGCCTGTGAGCAATTTTAGCTTCTTCAAGCTTGATTTCAGTAATGACTTCCCTGACTTTGTCATCGATCCGAACCATTTCAAGAGTATATTTACCATTGTCAATATGCTCCTGTTCCCACTTCAACTCCAAGAACCTTTTTTGTTTGTATAGGTCTTGTATCATTTATAACCTCCTCATAGGTTATTCGATTTATCTCGTTACTATAGTTGTTTCCGAGATATTCCCAATTTATACTCTTTTCTCCCAATTTGTCAAGGATTGATTGTTCAAGAGAAATAGCGTTATCTTCAGACAAAACTTGAAATTTTGCATGATGATCGTACGCCCATATGTTTACTAGGAATTTTTTCATGTTCTCACCGTATTATTTGTTAAATGTGGCCGAACTGTGTCCGGCCACAAAAAGTTTTATTGATTACGCACCTTCAACGCCAAAGATACCTCTATAGTCAGATACTCCAAACGAGTATCTTTCTCTAGCTTTGTATCTAACGTTACCAGTATCAAAGTCACCTTCCATTGCAGTTGTCAATGGAGCTCTAGTGAACATTTTCATACCATTTGGTACATCAGTGATAATGTAAAACGAATCAGTATCAGTTAAGAAATTATTCACTCTGTAACCTTGAGGAATCATTCCCATTGATCCTAATGCATTAATGTCATTATCAGCAGTTCCAACTCTACCTTGAGACTTCATCAGTCTTTCAGCTTCAAATTGGTTTGCAGATGGAACAATCATTTTGACTGCTTTAGCTGCAATTCTTAAACCTCTTTCATCAGTCATACCAGCAATGTCGATCATTGCTTGCTCTAATGAAGTTTCATTTAAGTCTGCTTGTGTTGTAAGTGTGTTTTTAACGCTAGTACCGCTCACAGTTGAGTGAGAAGTATTAAACAAAGAAACACCATCACCTGAATCAAAACCATCTACACTTGGTAGACCGTTATTTAAAGGTGCTGCTGCTTTTACTTGTTTAGTGTTACTCATAGATCTTGCTAGAGCTTTTGTGTATCTAGAAGAAATTCTATCGTAAAGATTATCTTCGATAGCTTCTTCAGTGATAGCAAATGCTAAAGCAACTGTTTCATGAGTGTATCTAGCAGAGAAAGACTCTTGTGCGTTATCAAATGATACGCCAGAACCTTCACTCTTTACACTTGCGTTTCCGAAACCACTTAACATTACTTCTTCTTCAAAAGCTCTGTCAGATGATTCGTTAGTATAAATCTCAGCGTGCTGATTATCATACCTTTTGTATTCCAGGCCGAATAGTGCATTCAATCCTGGCTCTAACTCTTTTACGAGTTGATGTCGTGATATTGCCATAATTTATTCTCCTATTCCTTATGACCCAGAACTATCAATGTATTGGTTCAAGTTTTGAACAACTTCAACATTACAGAATGCTGCCGTTAAGTCCCCATTTTCAGGGTCTTCAACACCTCTTAATAGTCTCCAAGTGTTATTTGTTGCGTGTGTGTCGCCGATATCTAACGTGTTAGATGACATACCTGTAGTTGTGCTACCTGCTGCTGAGTTTACATCGAAAGTATCTAAGTAAACTGCGTGAGCGCCTGCAATAGTCGAAGCTACTGCTGCGTCTGATGCAACATGATAGATTTGCCAAGGATAGTCATTAACGAAAGCTACGATATCACCGCCATCTTTTGCAGTAGCTGGTGTAATAGCACCATTATAATGATTGTTGAACGTTGGTTTCAACGTCGACGCATCCTCATAAAAGATACCATATAAGACACCAATAGATTCAGATGTTGCTGAATCTTCAGCTGTTACAACATATCCTGCTGTAACTGATACTGCGCTGCCGTAAAACAAATCAATGTCTACAGCGGCATCGATAAAGTATTTAGATAAACCCTGTACTGCAGGTGTATTACCCAAAGTACCAGCTGATCTAAAACCGTATCCTGCTGTTTGTCTATTAGCCATAGTTTTCTCCTTATGAACCTGCCCCTAAGGGCCTCCAGTTCGGTTTAATTTAATTCGTTGGTTTAAGTAAAATTACTTTTTGCCACCGAAGGTTGTGCGAGATTGCCTTTCAACATTGATTGGCATACTCTTATGCTCTTCCCTCATTAAATCGTTTTCCACGGCTTCGTCTTGACCTTGAGCTTGACGCTTAAAGTATTCAGTTCTTGCCTTCGCGACTTCTTCGGGCACCCTTGCGAGTACAAGGCCACCTACTCCAATCACGCCTGCGTATTTACCATCAGTGATTACAGGATAATCAGTATCTTTGTATTCATCGGCTCTAACCAATTCATATCCAGATCTTAATCTTCCAGAGATATTTTTAGAATCTTGAAATCCTAAACTCTCTGCCCGTATCCATCTGTGTCGGAATCCATCCGGCGCAGTCGGTGCATCTAGAGAAGATGGAGGAGCCCACTCTTTTGGTCTTTCAGTCTTTGACCGAGTTTGGCTCGCACGAGAAGTTACTTTTTTTTCTTGTTCTTTTTTCATATGCTTATGCTCCTTCCGTGAGTTTTATTTGTTTTGCATACTCTTCTAGTGGCACACCTAATTTTTTAGCTATTGCTACTTGTGATGATGTGAGTCTCACAGTTTTGCGACCAGATTTTACGCTTCTATTAGCTGAAGCGACCGACTGAACGGGCTTGGCCGTTTGCTTTGTTTCAGTATTACCAAATTTATGTGGAAAGTCAACTTTAATTCTTTTGTCAACTTCTGCATAATAATCATTAGATTGAGGATCAAACCCTTCATTTACAAGATCTTTATGTATCTCGAATGCAGTGTATGTCATCGCTCTATCCTGTCCAAACCAAGTGTTTTTAGCTGCCCATGCCTCTGCTTGAGGGTCTGGCGCAGGTAAATCTTGCACTGTAGGTTGAGGAGGTAATTTACCACCATCCGTTAGTTGCGTTGGTTGTGCAACCGGGATTTCTTGTTTTCTTTGCTCTAACTTAGCATTTTCAAATGCAAGTGCAGCAATTCTTTTGTTAGCTTCAACTTGAGCCGTTGCATCACCAGCTTCGATTGCCATTGCAAGTTCTTTTTGCGCTGACTCCATACCGATTTTTACATTGTCCTCAAATTTTTTAGTATAATCAGAATCAACTTTGTTAAATCTTTCTTGATCTGCTTGTCTTTTCTTTTCTACTGCTTGTGCGTATTCTACAGCAGCTTGTTCTCTACGTTCTGCTTCTCTCATCTTACGAGTAAGTTTTGCAATACGTGATTGAACTCCTTTACTATAGTCTTCTAATTTTGAATCATCTTCCGTTTTTTCTGTTTCTGTTTTTACTTCTTCTGTTGTTTCTTCTTTTACTGTTTCCTGTTCCGTGTTTGCTGCAACTTCTTTCGTTTCTTCTTCTGGTAAATTAACTTCGGTTTCTGGACCGGAAGTATCTAAGTCTACCATAACTTCATCTTTTTTTATTTTATTTGCTTCTGGCATAGTTTCCTTCCTATGTTAATATTTATGTAGAATATCTGTTGGATCTTCTACGGTTGCTAACACTTCGTCTTCATTTAAAAGACGAACTTCTCCACCATCAATCTCTATTCGTGATCCTGCATAACGAGCAAAAACCACCCAATCACCAACCTTGCACCATGGACCTTCTGGATATCTCTCCTTATCTTTGTAACATTGTGAACCCATCGCAAGTACGTTTCCGCATTGTGATGCCACTTGTTGTCGGTCTATAGTTTCACCACCAAGCAAGATTCCGCCTTTTGTTTTTTCGTCCATTCTAAATGGCAAAACAAGCATTCTCCAACCAGTTGGTTTTGGTAATTTTGTTTTTTCTTTTGTAACTTCTTTTTTAGATTCTGTTTTTTTTACACCTACTAAATCTTTATTTGGTAGTGTTATCTTTGGACTTGTGGTCCCCAATATCGATGATTGTTCCTTCATTTTTCTCCTCTGAGTTAAGCAGGCTAGAAAGTTCCTGACGCACTAATTCTAGTGCATTAATTTGTCCTAATATATACTTATAATTTTCCATAGTGTCAACACCACTCGTTATAACATTAGTTAGGTTTGCTAGTTGAGCATCTAGTGCTCTTTGTAATTTATAGATTACTGTTTCGGGACTCATTTAACATTTCCATCTTCTCCGTGCTTGTCTTATTCGTGAATTAGGATCGTTACGAGTTTTTGCTGATGACCTTTTTAATTGTCCTAGTGATCTAGCGCAGTATGATTTTCTACGATTAGCAGCTTTTGATCCTGGCTTCACTTTTCCAGTCACGGCTGTTTTTAATTTACTTCCAGGGTTTGCTCTTCTGTAAGCAGCGACACCCTTCTTAGTCATTCCTGCTCCAGACTTTGTTGGTCTGTAATTACCACCTTTAGTAGTGGTTTTTCTTATAGGGTTTTCCCTACTTCTCATTACGACTTCTTAGCAGTTTTAGCAGATCTTTTTAAAGCTTTATCAGTTACAGTTCCTTTACCTGGTCTGCTTGTGCCTCTTTTTTTAGCTCTATTCATGTAATAATACAAACCTTTCTTAACCGTACGTCCGTCTTTAGTTACATGAGTGTCTTTTCCTGATCCACCTCTTTTAAAAGTTTTTCTCATCATGCCTCCTCCCATAGCTTTTTTTCTGTCACCCATTTTTGCACCAGCAATTCTATCTGCTTGTGTTGGATTAGGGTTTTTGTCTATGCCAGCTTTAACACTTAACATTCCAAAATTACTTTTCTTTTTCTTAACGTCTTTACCTCTTTTATAACTCATTCTCATGTTATTTTATGTCCTTTCCTTTTCTAAATTTTTTTTGTTTTTTTTCAACTTTCATACTTTTTGTATATTTGTGTTGCTCACCAGGTTGCACAGCATGATAACTTTTAATATTTTTAAATTGAAATGCTCTTCCAGTATCAACTAGTTTTTTTCTTTCCTTTTGTGCTTCTTTCATCATTTTTTTACCAGTCTTAAGTTTATCTTCTGCTTTGTCTAAAGATTTATATCTTTTTCTATATTCATCACTTCTAGTTTCTGTACCTGTTTTTTTTAAATTTGGTTTTACAGATTTAATAGTCGGAGAAACTTTTTTACTCCTTGGTGTTGATTTGATTACTTTATTAATAATATGTCCAACAAATCGTTTCATTATTTTTTTCCTCCGTTTTTAAAAATTTGCGTTCCCTTTATACCATAAATACTCGCGACGACAAGGATCCATAAATTTGTAAACCATGACGGGAGCTGCTGGAATTGCTCAAAAAACTCTTTTATCTTCGCTGCTGCACCCGGATCATCACTGAAAACTCCGTAGGCAATAACTAGTATCGGCAGCGTTAAGACGATGAGCACGAACTCGTCTTTCCAGTCCGATTGTCTTGCTTCAAGAAGTTTACCTTGGTAAGATTCCTCACCTCGGGCCATCTTTTCAGCATGCATGTATTGAGCATCAGCCATACGCATTTTTGTTTCTTGTTTCTTTTTGTAGATATGCGAACCTGCGTTTAAAGCTAATTTAATAGCGCTGAACCACATACTAAT